CGCAGGTACAGCGCGCCGCCGATGCTCTGCGGCAAGGTCAGCCCCTCGGCACTCGTCAGGCCGCGCAGGTCCAGCCAGCCGCCGATGCTCTGCGGCAAGGTCAGCCCCTCGGCACTCGTCAGGCCGCGCAGGTACAGCCAGCCGCCGATGCTCTGCGGCAAGGTCAGCCCCTCGGCACTCGTCAGGCCGTCCAGGTACAGCGAGCCAGGATAAGTGTCACCAACTAGGCACTGAGGCCATGCACAAGTCAGGAAATCCACAAAACGCGGCCAGCGGGCGAGAACAGCAGCAATGCACTCATTTGTCGTGTGACTATCTTGTAGTAGAACACGGCAGGCGATTCGGCCATTTGGCAGATAGTGCATTTCGCGCCAGCCATCGGGCGCAATGTCGTCGGTCAGGCCGAGAGCCCTGGCTGTGTTGCTATGGCTCCCAAGGTCGCGGACGCGAACCTCAAACGTCTTTGGATTGATGAAACCGCTGGCACATTGGCACATCAGCAGAACCCCTTTGTATCCAGTTCGGCACAGAAGATCGGTTCGTCGGTCATGGGCGCGCCTCCTTCTTCTTCCCCGCCGCTGCACGACGGCGATCAAGTTCGGCCCGGATGGCGGTCTCTACGAACTTAGCCATGCTGGCAGCGCTCCTGGGCTTCTTACCCGCCCGCATCGCGCTCATCTGGGCTTCATGCACGAGTTGGCGCACCTCGATCACGAGTTCCATCGGAACACGGCAACATATCGATAGCTCTGGTGGCATCGGTTGGCTTCCTTGGTCGGCGCTGAAGGTCGGTTCGTCGGTCATGCCGGCACCCTCGATTTGATTTCGTATAGCTCCAGGTCTGCGATTCGCCAGCGGAGAGGACGGCGCTTGCCGCCCAGCAGAATGGGCCGGACACCCGCCGCCCGGATTGCAGGAACCATAGACCGGAAGTGGCGGGCAGAGATTCCCCAGCGGGCAGCAGCCTCAGCGGAGGTCAGCAGGGCATGTTCTATGGCAGGCGCCCTCACGCAGTTACCCCCCGCCATGCCCGCCAGAGGTCGCGGAGCAGGCGCTTTTCCATGTATCGTTGTGCGCGCTTGTGAATGTGTCCGGCAGCTCGATGCTTCGCCGGGTCAAACTGCTTGCTCTTGATGCGGATCGGCGCCGGCAGGCCGACGGCCTTCCAGTTGTCCAGTGTGGCCTGCGTAGTGCATGTAACGATGAGCCCCTCGGCGACGGCCTTCTCGCACTCCTGGTGCTTGCGGGCCAGGAAGACTTCACGGTAGCCGTTGCCCTGCTTGACCAGACAGTCCCCGATGGTCCAGAGGGCCGAGCGCCGCTGGGGGTTGTACCCGTGGGCAATCCAGTCCTCTGCCGTGGCGCCCTTGCCGGGCTTGCCCTGCGTTCGCTCGCCGACAAGGCCCACGCCGAAGCGCTTCCAGAGTTTCGCGGGGTTGTCGTACTTGCCGAGGTCGCCGGCCTCGCCGACGATGATGGCCAGGCCGAGGGCGCCGAAGCCGATCTGGGCCAGGGCCCATCTCCACACCAGCAGGGCCTTGGCCAGCTTGAGCATTTCCTTTTCGATCAGGACGCGCTCTTCGTCCAGGGCTTCGCGGGCGCGCTTGCAGGCGACAATAAAGCGGACGGCCAACTCGGCAGTCGCGGCGCTGTCGCCGTCTGCCGGGGTGCCCTTCTCGACGGCCTTGACCAGCTTGGCCGCAGCGGTATTAATCCGCTTGCGGTCGGCTTCCGGCAGGTCCGTCTGCCAGCCCATCGCCCGGCGGACGTAGGACCGGACGCGGTTATTCAGCGACCGCTGGGCCTTGATCGTGGCCACGCGGGCTCGCTGAAGGTCCATGAGGCGGAGGGGGATGTCGTCGGGGGCGGCAATCGGCTTTGGGGTATCAATATGCTGCTGGCCGCCCCCAGGGGTTTCTGCCGGCGACAGGGCACCAGTGATTCGGTTGTCGTGCTCGATTGGGCCCTGATCGTCGGCGGTATCGGAAGGGGCGGGCACGGGGCCCAGGGGTGACAAGGCAGCCTTGGCCCGCCCCTTTGTTTTCTTGCCGGCGACACGCAAGTCCGGGGTGTCAGCGATGGAATGGTCGCCGGCTTTCGTTTTCGTCCGGGCGGGGGCACCCGAATCCTGGGTAGCAACAAGGCAATGGCCGCCGCCCGGCGTTTCAGTTGGGGCGGGCACAATCTTATTGGGTGACACCGCAGGCCCGGCCCGCCCCGATTTCGGCGCGGCGGCATTCACGTTTTGGGCACCAAATGGTACTGGGCCGCCGTCCGATATTTTCAATGAAGCGGGCAAAATTCTCTTGGGTGACGCTGCGTGTCTGGCCCGCCCCGATTTCGGCGCGGCGGCACCCGACCTTTGGGTATCACGCGAGTCCTGGCCGCCGCGTTTCGTTTCGGTGGGCGCGGGCAGCTTCTTAATGGGTTTCACGACTGGACTGGCCCGCGCCCTAGGTGTTTTTCTCGCCTTGCTCATGACGTTTCCTTTCAGTGGGGCCGGCACTGGTTTCCTGGGTGGCAACTACAGGCAGGCCGGCCCCGCAGATTCAGCTTCCGGCAGCCGCCAGGGCCAGCTTGCCCTGCGCCTTCCGCTGGCGCCGCTTGTTCTCTCGCTTGATCTCGCCGCACGCCGTCGCCCACAGCCGGGCCGCCTCCGGATCGGAAATCGCGTCGCCGGCAACCTGATCGTCCTCCAGCCTGCCGGCAACGGAATACAGGAACCGGGACAGGTCGCCGTGGCCCTTGGCCTGGGCGCCTTCGTCCGCCGCCCATGCCCGGATGTCTTTGCCGATCATGTCCCGCAACCTAACGCCGTCCGGGCGAGTCAGGGCGTCAAACAGCGGCGGCGGGGGAATCGGGGCATGGGCGTCCCGCGTGGCCGCGATGATCTCCGGCCCGCGCCGGCACCGATTGCAGGCGCCCGTCTTGGCCGATTTGACGTACCGGGCGCGCCAGGCATAGATCGCATCCCGGATCATGGCGAACCGGGCATGCGCCCACAGGCCGTCGCGGAGTTCGGCATCGGCCTCGACAGCATCCTCGATGCGCCGTGCAGCCGCCTCAATTTGTGCGGTCTTCCTGCACGCCTTGGCCACGATCTTCTGAAACTGGTCTTTCGCATCCTTGGCATTCATATCTGTTCTCCGAACAGGGGGTTTGCGGCACTTGCGCAACAGTTAACTTGCAATCTGACCCCACGGTCGAACCCCCGTTTTGGGCCACTGGCCGGTCCTGTTGGGACAAGGACTTATGGCAGGCGATTTCGGGCTTACTGTTGCGCGCCGCCCGAAACGATGCTCGCCGTCGCTTACGACGGCAGGAATCGCAAAACCGGCGCCGCGGCGGCAAGGGCTCGCCGCAGGTCGGGCAGGGCCGAACTGACTGGGCCGGCACGTCTCCGCGCAGGATCGGGTTGGCAGAACACGCCCAGCAGACAACTGCCTCAATGCCCAGCCCCGGCCGGCAACCCCGAGAGGGCCGGCCGCAGACGCTGCACAAGGGGGCTCGTCGGACTGTCGCCAGGGCTTCCCGGATCGTCATGGGGCACCCCCGGAAAACAACACAACGGGCGCGGCGGCACTAACCCTCGATAGGGCAGCAGCGGCCTCCCCGGCCTTGAGGATTGCTGGCAGTCCATTGCTTGACCGCCGCACCCAGCCGAGGGAAGCACCGCGGAACGAATGACTGCCCATGCAATCACCCGCCGCGCCCGTTGCGGACAACACCCACTCCCGACCCGAGCCTAGCCATCTTGCTCCAGCACCTCCGCCGCCAGGGCGGCAAAGGCATGCCGGTCGGCAGTCGCCAGCCGGCCGATATCGACGCAGCGGGCCACCACGAACCGGACCCGGTTGGTCCGGTTGGATTCGCAGTCGCCGGCAATCTGCCGGATGGCCGTTTCCACCCGCCGCCGGCGATCCGTGCTCTTCTGAATCGGCACGTCCAGCACGGCAGCGATTTCCGCACAAGAGAACGGTGTGGGCATGGGAAGCTCCCTTTTTCACCCGACCCGAGGGGGTGGGGTGAAAGGTTTTTGCAGTCGGCTTCCCTGCCAGGGGTCCGGTGAAAGCCTGTCCGTTTTCACCGTTCACAGAATCGGGCGCCGCGCCCATAATACTGAGACGATGCGACCCGTTGCGGACAATAAGACGATGGCCGGCCCGCTGGCGGAGGATGACCAGCGGGACCGGCCAGGAAACCGCCGGCAGGCCAGGGTAAGCCTGCCGGGTTTCATTCAAAAGAGCGCCGGCCGAGACCGGCGCAAGAAAACGGGGCGCCGCCACGGCCAGGTGGAGGACGGCCCCGCTTCGTTCGGATTCGCGCCTGATTGTCCTGGCCGTGGCTTGCATGTTTATTCTATCGGTTATTGTTGCCTATCGGGCCAGCGTGTCAAGGGCCTATGCGGCCCGAAATGCTGAATGGCTGGCCTATAGGGCGCCATATGGGCCGCTAAGTGTCGGCAAGTCCGGCCTTTGCGCCCCAGAGGCAATGCGCAAAAATATTTTGGTTTTCAGCCGATATGCGGGTAGAAAAGCGTTATGGCTAGGGTCTTTGACAGGACGGCAGCGCGGCGAGCGATGAAGGCGGCGGGGAAAACGGCCCGTCATCTCGCACGGGAGGTGGCGGTATCAGAGGGTCATTTGGGCCGCGTCCTCCGGGGCGAGCGGCAACCCAGCAAGGACCTAATCAATCGGTTGGCTGATGCGGTAGGCGCCGTGGCAGAAAGCCTTCGCAATCAGCCGGATCGGTCCAGGCCGGCACCCGAACTGTCCGAGTACGAGCGCCTCGTCGTCGCCGTCATGCGAAGCTGCGGGGATGAGAGCCGCGGGATGATTATCGGCCTGGCCCTGGCCCTGTCGCGCACGGGCGGGCGGGCAGATATTGCGATGGCAGTATCTGGGATTGTGGGCGGCGTGGAAAACGCTGCCGCAAGTACTGAAGGCCCGGAAGCAGGCCCTGTAGGGCCGGATGTGAAAGACCCATGATTTCCTGGACACAAGCCGCCTCAAGATTCCGGCAGTCGGCAACATCATTTATAGCGCTGATCCGCATACCATCCATGGCGTTTGTCCCCGAGGCCAGGGGCTCCAGCCCGAATCGGGCCGGGCCTATATAAATAGCATCGGGGAATGTACGTATCCGAGTTAAGCGTTTTCTAGAATTCCGGCGCCGGGGCCGGGCTGGCGCGGAACCGGGGAGGCTATGACATGATCCGATTCAGTTGCTTCAAGTGCGGGGCCGCCATCGTCGTCGAGGATAAGGACGCGGGCAAGCGGGGCAAGTGCCCGCGGTGCGGGACAACAAACATCGTGGCGCGGACGGCAAAGCCGGCCCAGCCGCCAAGTCCGGCGCTGCCCGCCCCGGCCCCGTTACCGAGCCTCGGCCGATTCCTGCCGGCCAACTATCTCCTGTGCGGCCTTGTCTTTCTCGGCTTGGCGATTGTGCTGCCCGCATTCAACAGCGCAGCCGCAGCCGGGACGTTCGGGTTGGCCAACCTGTACTTCGTCACCGGCGGCATTGCCCGCCGCCTGGATTGGATAGGCAGGCTGCTGGCATGGCGAACAGATCAGCAGAAATGAGCCCAATCCGTGTGCCCGCTTTCTTGTGCCCCTGCGCGCTTTTGTGCTTTTCCCGCCGCCATTCACCGCCGTTGCCGGCCGTTCCGAAATGCCCGCAAAGCCGTGGCCGGCTTGGCCTTGCGACACAACTGGCGGGATTGCCGAGGTTTGCCGAAAATGGCCTGCTTGGATTTTCAACCCGGCAACTGGGGTTCGAATCCCCATGGGGGCATTAGGCGGGACAAGGACTTATGACAAGGCGCCGAAAGCCTGTGCCTCCGCTTGTGCCCAAAAGGCGCCGAGAAGTGCCCGCCGGGCACCTCTATCAGCGCGGTCGGCGGTGGTGGTGGAAGGTCAGGTTTCCAGGGGATTCAGCGGCCTCTCGCATCCCATTGAAGCCCCGCGGGTCCCCGTGGGCCACGCGGGACAAGGCCGTCGCCGCGTACATCGCCCGCCAGCTCTGGCAGACCCGCGTGGGCGGCGAGAAGCCCCGTGACACCGCCGCCCTGCTGGCCACCTTCCGGCAAGCCTCGGCCCTGGAATCGAGCAAGGGCCAGGCCGCCCACAACGCAGCAGCCGTCAGGGCGTTCCTGGACCACGCCCGGATAGACCCGCAGGAAATCACCGCTGCCGCCGTACAGGATCACCTGGGCCACCTGAGCCAGCTTGGCAGGGCACCGGCGACCATCATCAATCACCGGCACGCCCTCAGCCGGTTCTGTGAGTTCCTACGTCTCCGCGGTCTGCTCGACAGCAACCCGGCCAGGCAGGTGCGACCGCCGCGTCGTACGTTGCCGCCGCCGCGATTCCTGGACGATCAGCAGGTTGCCTGCCTGCTGGACCTGGCCCGGGCGCATGGGCTCTACACCGAGGTGGTGACGGCCCTGTACACGGGCATGCGGCTGTCCGAGCTTCGCCGGCTGACCTGGCGGGACGTTCGGCTGGATAGAATTGTGGTGCTGATCAGCAAGACCGGCAAGGCCCGCGCCATCCCGCTGCATCCGAAGGTCGCCAAGGCACTGGCCGCCCTGCCGCGCGGTCGGCCCGCCGAGCTGGTCTTCTGCCGGCCATCGCACATGACCTGGCTGCGGGCCTTCCGGCCGATTGCCAAGGCAATGCCTATCTTCGGCGAGGCCGAGGGGGCGCGGGTCGGCCGGGGCTGGCATCTACTCAGACACACCTTCGCCAGCCGGGCTGTACAGCGCGGAATAGACCTGCGGACGGTTGCGGAATGGATGGGGCACCTGGACCTGCGGACGACTATGCGGTACGCCCACCTGGCGCCGGGGCATGGGGCAGAGCAGATCAGTAGGCTCTAGTCCGGCACAAACGCCAACTGCCAGTGCCCGCCCATGGCGCGCGCGATATCATCTAGGCTTGCCAGCGACGGGCTGCTCTCGCCGTCGCGGCCCAGGGCTCGGCGTATCACGCCCTCGCCTATGCCGGTGGTCTCTCGGACGAAAGGACCGGGACCGGGCTGGCCGAGCCGTGTGCCGGCCCTGCTAACCCAGCCCAGCGCCTCCATGCGGGCCAGGATTTCGGCAACGGCTTGTTCGCGGAGGTCAGTCATGTCGGCTCCTTCGGCTCGGCCTTGGCCCGCGCCTGATATGCTTCCCGAATTGCCGCCCAGTCGGCATCCTCAAGCAGAGGGGCAATGGTGTCGCTGCGCTCCCACGTCAACCCGCAACCTGGGCAATCGCCGAGGCTGGCGCCTATCGGCACGTAACTCCCGCACCTCTTGCATTTGAGCCCGTCAGATATGTGCGTGCCGCAGGCGGGGCAGCGGGCCATGTGCCATGGTGCAGATCGGTCCCGGTTCCACCGATGGCCGCATTTGTCGCATCTATCAGTGAATTTTCTGTCTGGCATGTCATTCTCCTTTCGGCTCTGCCCTGACATCCGCAATCGCCCGGCCGATTTGCTCGATGCTAGGGCCAGGCTCAAATGCCTGGGCCTTGGCGATGGCGGCCATCAGGCTGGCGAGGATGTCGTGCAGATCGCCGATGGCGAATGCCTCACACCCGATCTCGTCGTCGGGCGGCAGCGCAGGGATGGTGGCCGGTCCGAGAATCAGCAGGGCCTGGCCGACGGGGATGGTGATGGCGGGAAGTGGCGCAACCATAAAACACGCGGGGCAGGCCGCATGGCCGTCACAATTTAGGCGCCTGAGGCGCCAGCGGTGTCCGCAATTCCGGCAGATCATTCTGCTTTGTGCGGTTGTCATGTCATTCTCCCTTCGGCTCGGCCTTGGCGATGGCGGCGGCCAATTGCTTGACGAGCTTCTCGCGGCGCCGGTCGGCACGAACGCTGTGCTGGGCGATGTATCCGGTGTCGAGGGCGTCGTACACAGCCTTGCACGCTTCCAGCAGGTCCTTGACCACCCCTGCCTCCAGGGCCTCGGTCGGAATGTCGAGGCAGGCATTCCAGCAGGCGACGAGCCGGCGGGCGTTGGCGTTCGGGTCGATCACCAGCTCCTTGTTCGCGAACCCCGGATCGTCGGCGCAGTGCATGATCTCGCAGATGCCGTGGCCGTTCTCGGCGTTTAATGACATCGAAAACCGCCCCGGTGGCCCGACGTGTAGCCGCCCCGGCGTGTATGTCTCTGCCATGTCAGTCTCCTTTCGGCCCTGCCTTGGCGATGGCGGCGCGGATGCGCTCGGCCTTGACGCTGCCGGGCTCGATGATAACGATTTGACCACCTGCCAGCGCGTCAGCGACTCCGCCAAGTTCGTATTCGAGGTCCGGCGCGGCGGCGATCAGGCGGGCGTTGGCTGGGGCATTTGTGAGACCGCCGCAGTCCGCCACGTGCTCGTCGTCAGCGGCAGTCACCTGGCAGTCGCCGAGAGCATATTCGTCCTCGTCGTACAGCGGGGCGCCTATGTGTGCGGTCCAGGGGCCCGGCGAGTGCTTCTCAGTCTGTGTCTTGCTCACGATTCGCTCCTTTCAAGAGTGGTTTAGCCCGAGGGCTAAACTTGGCCGGCCCATTCCGGCCCAGGCTATCGCGCGTCGCGCAATTGATCGCGCAGCCAGTGCAGGCGGTCTTCCATCCCGACTACCGCAATGGGCAGGTCATCCTCGCCCGTTTCCGCCTCTGCCTCGGCGGTGAATTGGAGAGCGAGGGCCTCCAGTTCGGCGTCCGTCGTATCGGCCGTCAGGCCCTCGGCGTCTCCGACTCTCTGTATGCAATCAGCGGCGTCCCGGTACTCAAATCGCGTGTCCCCAAATGGCAGTTCGCGGGACTCGACGCCCGGCTCGTCGTCGTTTTCGTCGGCGCGGGCCTGCCCCTCCCTGTACGTCCACTCGCCGAGGTCGTATTTGTCGCGGGCCAGATCGCAGGCGGCGTCGAGGTTGGCGGCCACAATGGTTCCAAGGGCGATTGCCGACCAGTCGCCGGTTGTTCCCAGCCAGCCAATCTCGCGCTCCTCGTTGCTCCTGTTGGTGCAGCCCGGACAGTTCTGGATGGTGAGGGTGTGGCCATCGTTGAGGTGATCATCGGGATTCGGCCCAACGTATTGGCGCTCGACGAGATACCATGTTCGGGTTCCGACGTCCTGTTCGCTCATGTCAAATCCCCTGATTGTGGGCGCGGCCAATTCCGGCCCAGGCCCGCCCGCCTCGTACGAGCTGAGGCGGTGGGGCGCGGGTCGTCAGGTCGCCGCGCGGCGGCGCGGCCGAATCCCAAACGCGGGCAACAAGATTCGCCACATCGGATGATCCGGCCGGCAGGTGCAGAGGTCGGGGTACAGGTGGCAACGCTTGCACTGAGTGCCGCCGTCTGCCGAGACGAACGTGCCGTTAGGGCAGACGCCCTTCGGGTAATGTGACTGCTTCTTCATCGCTTGCTCCTTTCGCTGTCCGGCCAATTCCGGCCCAGGCCCAGTGCGCCCCGCAGGGGGCGCCTGGGGCGCGGGTCGGTTAGGCTGTTTGATAGCCGCTTGACGCGATGAGCCTCGACACCTTGTTGACCGATGTGTAAGTGATCGCGGAGTTGGTCGTGCCGAAATCGATGCCGAAGGCCATGACATCTCACCTCCCCACAGGCACATCTTTAGATGCAAGAATGCGCAACAGCGAATCCATCATCGTCGACAAGTGGCCAATGGGATCAGGGGCTTCGCGGTTGTTTTGCCAGTGCCGGAATGCTCGCACAATATGCTCGACCGAATGGCCGATCTCTTCTGCCCGGGCAAGGGCGGCGCTTCGGACCAGAGACTGTTCCCGGAGACCGGACGCCTCCCGCTCCTTCTCGATCTCGTTCTTAAGAGATGATACCTCGTCACGGTAACGCTCCAGGTCAGCCTTCACACGACTGAGCTCATCAGCCGCATCGTCCTGGCCTTTCTCCACAGCGGCCAGGGCGGCCTCGCCGCTGAGCTGCTCGCCGGCGACCTCCAACATGCTGGGGCACAGACGAATCGAGATTCGTGCTGGGTTCATCACTTGCTCCTTTCCGGCCTTCCGGCCGAGTCAGCAGAGGCGCCGTCGGCATGTGTGTCAACCCAGTCGGCCACGGCATCAATGTGGCGACAGTGCCGGCCATGCCGGCCGGCCGGGCAGTCGCAGTCCCACAGCCTGGCGTCAGAGTCAGGGCTCGGGCGACCGGCAAACCTCACGGTGTAGGTGTTGCCAGAGTCCGAGGCGATCTCAAATTCCGTCCAGTCCTTATTGCGTGGCTCGATTGTCATGGCCCTTCCCTTTCCTTTTTGCGTTTCCGCGTTGTCCTTTGTGTTCCTCATTCCGCTTTAAGTATATCGTCACAAGGCGCCTTTGTCAAGAGGGAAAATAAATAAATCTGCGGAGCGCAAGACCATGCGGGCGCAACACATAGGCCAATCGACCAATTTTCCGGCGCAGGAAAACGGCCAGCTTCAGCGCAAAAAAGAGCCCCGGCCGAAGCCGGGGCGGGCCGGGGATGCTGTCCCCGGGGGCAACGTAGCGGGGGCGGGATTTGAACCCGCGACCTCCAGGGTATGGGCCTGGCGGGCTACCGGGCTGCCCTACCCCGCGATATAGTTTTCAATCAGGCGCTATGGCCCGGGGCGGGTCACGCGGACAAGCCGGCCCTCGATCAGCCAGCGGTCGGCAATCGGAATCGCGGCCTTGGCGACCGCTGCCATGCGGGCTTCGCGGTCTTCAATCGCCACGAGCGCAGGCAGGTCCGGCGGGCAGAGATAGCCGGCGCGGACGTACAGGGCAGCGGGGTGACTGTCTGCGGGCGGGGCACAGCCAGCCAAGAGGGCGCTCAACAGCAACGCAATAATTACAGCGCGGGTCATTGGGGTGGCTCCGCCAGGTCCTTGCGGTGATGCCAGCGGTCTATCAGCAGGCCCAACAGGGCGCAGGCGCCAGCGGCGGCCCCCATGCCTATTAGGCCACCGTCTGTCTCCGCCGTGGCGGCGCTGTAGCCGAACCACGCCGTGAGTAGCCAGACAGCGCCGCGGGTCAGGTACTTCACCAGCAGCGGGCGGGCGAGTTTCAGAATTTCATTCTTCGTCATCATGGCCAATGCCTTCCATGCCGCCCAGGAGTTAAAGGCCCACCAGGGCCAGGGCGGCGGCCAGCAGAACCCTCAAGATGGCGGCAAGGGCGCTGCGTTGCAGGCTCAGGCGTTCAGCATTGCCCTTGTTGGCCGTCTCCCAGCCGGCAATGAGGCTGTCGCCCTCGGCCAAGGCCTCCGCTGCCGGCAGGCGGTCGATCAACTGACGGTACGCCGCGTACTCGTCGCCCTTGGCCAGCAGGCCAATCCAGGCCCACAACTCGGTAACGCCCATGGACACCAGCGCCGGGCCGTACTGGTCCACCACCGGCCGCCACATCTCGGGCACACGGCCGCGCAGTTCATCAAGGGTCATTGCGCCGCCCTCCCGTCTCGGGCGTCCTTGAACTTCTGCCAGAGGTTCGCCTGCTGGTTAAGGGCCTTGACCATCTGCGGGCTGTCCAGGTCACCAGCCGACGCCTTGGCCGCGATGCCCTGGCTGTACGCCGTGGCCCGGTCTAGCAGGCTGCTGTACTCGGCGTTCATCAGCACGCTGCTGCAGCCGCCCAGCAGAACCGCCAGGAACGCGAGACAAATCAGGAATCGTTTCATGCGTCTGTCCTTTCTCATTTGGCCGCCGCGTAGAGGGCGCTTACTGCGGCGATGAGCCCGGCCAAAACTGCGAATAGTATCCACCGCGTCTCCAGGCCGGCGACTCGCTCGGTAAGCGATTTGCCGTTCGGCCCGCACACGGCGCGCTTGATTTCGCGAATGCCCGTCTTGACTTCAAGCATGTCCGCCGCAATCCCATCAAAGCGCTCGGCGCACTGGGGCAGCATCTCGTCGTGTTCGCCCATGGATTCTCCCGGAGTTGCCTAGACTGCCCCGCGGGCAATCAGTTCAAAGCTGGCCTGCTGGATGGTCGTGCGCCCCGCGTTAACGGCAACGTAGTCGATCTTGTACGTGCCCAGAACGGCCGTGGCAGCGGAGGTGTAGTCCGCCCAATAGGAGCCTACGGCAGCGTTCGTCATATCCGTAGCGGTCATGACCAGCGTATTGTGCGGGTCCGCGATAGAGATTTTCGTTGACGTGTCTGGGTCGCGGGGCGCGCCGGCGGAAGTTGCAACCGTCAGGCTGCACGTTATCGTTTCTGTCCGGTCAAAGGTATCCATAGTCAGCCCGCCTTACGATGCGCCGCACGTCAGCGTCCAGGTTATGACGAGCGTATCGAGCGCCCCCTTGTTGATCGCGGCGAAGTCGGCATAGCAGAGCATGACGCCGGCGCCAGCAGCATTGAAGATGCCGGCCTCAGTCAGCGCCGCGGTGGCATCGCCCGGTGCCCAGGTGCACACATAGATCACGTCGTTATCGTCGCCGGCGGCCCCCTGTGTCGTGCTGTCCAGCGCGTTCCGGTCGTTCTCGGTCGCCAGCGTAGTGTCCCCGACCGCCTGGCCGGTGCCGGTCCCGACAGCCATGTGTGACATCGCGGCGTTGCCCTGGTCGGATAGCTGGTCGGCTACATGGGCATCGCCAAGGTCCTGAATCTGATTCTCGACGGCTCGCTCGGTTTTGATCTGCCCGTCCGGCCCGCGCAGGACAAGATGCGCAATGCCCGTAATGCCGAAACTGTCTCTGTGCATGGGATGCTCCTGCGGCCAGCGCCGCCTATCCGCCCTCTATGGCGCTGTCCAGTGTCAATTCAGTAGCCAGCGAAGACGTGAGGGTCAGCTCCTCTGCCGGGTCGGACGTGAGGGTTCCGTCGGCCGCCAATGAAGACGTTAGGGTTAACTCCTGGGCCGGCATAGATGTCATGGTGAATTCCGTGGCAAGGGCGGAGAGCAGAACGAGAATAATCGCCCAGTCCGGCGCGAACCTGTCTGCCAACGTCAGCGTCTCTGTCTGGACAAGCCCGGCCTGCTTGGCCACCGCATCGGCCAGGGCCAACACGTCCGCACGGGTCATGTCGGTGGCCTTGGCGATTGCATCCGTCAGGGCCAAAATATCCGCCGGTCGCTTGCCGACGGACTTGGTCGTTGCATCAGCGAGCGCAAGGCCCTCAGCAAAGGCTTTTGCGATTGCAGATATCCGCGCGTCAGACAGGACCAGCGAATCCGCCCGCACGGAACCCGCAGCCTTACCTATAGCGTCTCCGATGCCAAGACTTTCTGCATGGACCGCAGCAATTGCTTTCGCTGGCGCATCGGCCAGGGCCAAGGTATCGAAGAGGGCCTTGGCCAGCCCTGCCTGTAGAAAGCTGTACGTCCTCTTCCGCGGCGTGACGAGGCCCCAGGGATTGTCGCCCGCTTCCCGCGCTTCGCCGGCGCTTGGGCTGCGGGAGTGAACATACAAGCCGAGCAGATACCAACTCACGGGCCTGTCGAGGTTATTGTTCTTGGCAAACACGTTAACATCGTCTGTGAAGCCACCCGTGGCGTTCAGGGTCCAGACGCACCATTGGCTCTGGGTAGGAACCGCCGCCGTGTCAATGCCATTCTGGTACACCTCTGCCCACCCCGCCCCGACCGCAGCGGTGTACACGTATCCATTCACGAGACCTGTTCTGGCGTCGATGAAGAAGTCATTTGCGTTTGCCACCCAGAGGCCCATCATCGTCACGGACCGCGCCGTGAGGCTCGGCAGCTTGATATACTGAGCCAGGGCATCGGTGCCGCACCAGGCCCGACCAAACGGCGTTCCGACGACTGGCGGGCTGCCGCCTAGCGTGAGGGCGTGCCGACGGGTGAGGTCCCAGCCCCCCGTGTACTCCGGGAGCCATATCCCAACAAGCCCGCGCGCCAGCGGATGCCCCGAGCGAATGCCGGGCCACCACATACTCGGCTTGGGTTGGAGGTCAGCCATTAAGCATCAGCTCCGCATCGCGGATGCAGTGCTCCAGTTCGCGCATCAGGGATAGGGTCCCCTCGGTTTCGTCCACCACGTCGCTCGACGTGAACGGGCGCGCCGCTTCCAGCAGCGCCCGTATCTGTAGGGCCTGTTCCGCCGTCAATGTATGGTTCTCAGCCATTACGCAAATGCCGTTGCCTTGCTCATGCGAACCGCCACGACGCAGTTTGCGCCAGCGGCGCCGCTGTGGATGAAGAGTACCCGGATCATCTGGAGGGCATGGACATCAACCAGAACAGACCACACATCGGCCGTTGCCCATGCCGTATCGCCGCCGCTATTTTCCTTTGCCACAAGCAGGGGGTCCCAAATGGTGATCGAGGTGTTCGTGACTACGTTCTCGATCAGGTGCCATTCGGAATTGGCAATCGTGGAAACGTCGTACAGAAATACCCAATCCCCGGCCACGAAGCCGGTGGTGTTCGCCATGGCGATGGTGATCTCGCCTTGCGGCTCGTCGGCCGTCAGCGCCTCGGTCACGCCGGTAAACACCGGGGCCTGCAAGATCATCAAATCCGCCCAGCCCAGATCGTCCGCGCCCACGTTGCCCTGGATCGCGAAGTACCCTGGATTCGTATTCGCCGCCTCTTCGATGAGGACGTGATACAAATGGAGTTGTACCGCGTCGTCCGAAGATACGTCGATATCATTGCACGGCACGGTGTCTGGATGCGCGACTGCCGTAATCGGGACGATCAGCCCGGATGCTGTTTTGGTCCAGTCGGCCATGTCATGCCTCGCTTTCGGTGTGGCCGAACCACATCAGCCGTGCAGCAACCTGTTGCAGATGTTCTTGCTTCTGTTGGCCATAGAACTGCCGCAGGGTCGCCTTCAGTTGGGCCGGTTCGGTGCCGCCCGATTCCAGCATGCCGCGCCTCAGCGTCCGCGGGTCCTCGTAGACTTCCCCCGCCTCAATCTGCGATTTCTCGGCAGTCGTGATCTGTCCAGGGCCGGTGCCCTCCGGCAAGACGGTGCTGCCGCCGATCCCGCTCGCGACGAGGGCGGCGCGGTAACTCACGCCGACGGCGTTCATCGCGTCAGGCACCGGGAAATGAAAAACGACGCGGCAGGCCCCATCAGTTGACCTGTCGAGAACGTGAATGTCGGCCATTGCCGGAATCTCCAAAAATCTTCTTGACGCAGGTGCGCGGCTAGATACAATTGGGACAGAAAGGGAATGGTCATGAGGGCTCGATACCGAAACGCGCCGCTACTAATCGTGACCGTAGCCATAGCCGCGGCCGGGGCCTGGTATTTGTTAGTTCTTCTGGCGATCTGGCTGCCGGCCGGGCACAGCGTAGGCGATATGTTCCGCGGCCTGGCCTATTGGTTTCGCACTACGCCGCCGTGAATCGGCCCTCGGGGCAAACGAAGCCGGGCCGGCGCAGGCGAGCCAATCGCTGACAGGAACTCATTCGCCAGACGGCACAATCGGACGCGCATTGCGCACACGTGGCCACGCGGATAGACAGCCAGGGGTCGTCCACCATGCGTGGCTTCGGCAATTCGTCCAACTCCACACCATGCGGGCATTCGTCCGGTGCGCCTACGGCCGCCCGCCACGCCGGATCGTTCCGGCAGGTCACGCAGTGCGCATGTCCATAGCAGTGCCAGGTTGCGGTGAAGTTCAGCATCCGGGGGTTATCGAGGCCGTGCCGTCTTCGCACAATTTGAATCGGTAATTGCTCAGGAAGTTATGGACGCAGTTACTGCTGTCGCTGAGCAAGAAGCCCACGTTACAGTCTGCTACTGCCCCCGAGCCGTCAAAGGCGTAAGCATCGCCGCCGACGCCATCAATGCTATCGGCCCGAATGGCTAGAGCAAAGTTGCCGGCCGTACGTACGAGCCGGGCAATTGCCGTGCCCTGCCATATATCATTCGGGGCACCCGAACAATCAGGCGTCAGGTAATAGTAGACGATGATTGTGCCCACATTGAAGTTGGTCCACAAGCAGGGGTCTACAGCATCCTGTGTAACGCAAAAGGTCGCGCTGATATAGCACTCGCCAAGGGCTGACTCCGTTCCCATGTTCTGTTCGGCTGTGCAGGCGCAGGATGCAATCTTGCTGACGACAATCGTGTAGTGCGAAGGCGTCTCGCAAGGGCAGTGCTCGCAGGCAGCGCCGCAGCAAATCCCGCCGACCTTGAATCCGCCATCCTCGGCAATGACGAAGTGCCCGTCGTTGGCAGCGTCCTGTACGTCAATGTCAAACTCGCCGGGCATCTACGGGCAAGCCTTCGGCGCCAGGGTCTCGTTGGCATCGTACAGGGCGAAGTTGTTAGCCAAGTCGTAATACCCGACACCCACGCTGCCATTCGGCGGCGCCGCCAGCTTGCCGACGGAAGGCCGGGTCTTCTTCGGCGTCAACCCGGCGCCCAGCGCAACCAGCCCGTCCAGCGTTGTGGCGGCATACGTATACGTGCACTGCGTCGTCTTGTCGCCAGCAGCCCCGCCGTCCATCGTCACCAGCACCGGGAAGAATGCGGAGGTGTAGCTGCCCACCGCCTGCCATTCGCCGGCGAGCTTGTCGCCGTCGTTGTCCCGCGCGGCAAGCACCAGCTCGCCACTGCGGACCATGATGGGTTGTCCGCCCACGCGCCACAGGCGGATATCCACTTCCTGAACGGTATCGGGATTCGCGCCCGTCCGGTCGTCCACCGGATTGCAGCGAATGTAGGTATTGTTCAGCGGGCCATAGGTCGAGACCTGCTTGCCCTTGAACCAGCGGATAGCCGGCGGCTTCGGCAGGCGCGGTAGCAGGGCGGCCAGATTCAGGCTGATTGCATACCCGCCGCCGGGAACCCGGTCCACCTGGATAATGCCGTCGCCGCGAATTTCGCCCACGTCGTTGCTGCGCTGAACCACCTCGTTCATGCGCGCGCGGGAACCTGCCCACCTGTCCCCGCGCTTGAATTGGTCAATCTGCCTTGCCATTAGACTATTGCGGCGATGGTGTGCTTCTTCTGCGGCCCCCAGTTGATCGTTGCGCTGGAGTCCAGGCCGTGGACCTCGACGGCAGTAGTCCACGTCACCATGCCGTTCGGATCATCCACGGTGCCGCCGTAAATCTTACAGGCGTCCACGGTGCAGCCGCCGGCATTGTGCTTGAAGGTTGCCTCCCCTTCGGTATAGACCTCAAGGATTGTGTCGCCGCATTTGTCCGTTGAATTCCAGTACAGTATTCCGCCATAGACATAGACGGAGAGGCCGCTGCCGTCGTGCTGATAGACATTGCCCCCGAAGACCTGTACAACATCCCAATCGTCATAGCAGTAGACGGTGCCGCCCAGAACCATTACGTTCGTCGCCGCTGCGGCCTGATCCGTAACATAATGGAACGTCACGGTGCCGTTAATAACCACAATAGTCGTGTTGAATTCCGCCGGCACGGTAATGATCGGGCCGACAACTACGGTCCCCGTGCTGTTGATCGTCAGGCCGTCATTGTCAATACCGTCAACGTAGCAGGTACCCGAGCCCCCGACATTCCAGGACGTGCTGTTCTGGACATTCAGATATCGCACCCCGCTGCCCCAGTCGTTGACCGGCCCGGCACAGTCCAGGTCCAGGGCGTCTGCGGCGCTGGCCCCGATGTTGATCGTGCAATCGGCCGTGATCGTAAGGGAGATGATTTGAACCCCGGCCAGCGGACCGCCAACGCAATCGGCTTGCGCCGTGCCGTCGAAAATCACATCATCGCCAGCCGCCGGGACTGCCCCGGTAGACCAGTTCCCGTTAACCGTCGGGTCAGTAGATACGTCGCCTTGCCAAATGCAATTCGGCACGTTATCGCCCTAGATTCAAAGCGTTAAAGTTGGCCTCTGTGTACACCTGATAATACTTCACGGCGCGGACCTGGACGTGCGGGCGATTGATTACATCTTCCGGCACCTTGCCGTTGTCCGGGTCTGTGTAAACGATCTCGGCATCCCAGCCGGGCACGCTCTCGCTGCGAAAGCCCGTGTAGGTCGCGGCGTACTCAAACTCGTAGGAGACCCGGTAGCTGTTGTTATCGGGATTGCGCCGGCCCAGAATGGACGTACACAGCCAGGTTCGCTTCGGCACGCCGTGCCGCGCCAGGTTGAATTGCCCGGCGCCGTTCACCTTGCCGACATACTCCCGCGATTTCTGCCCCGGACTGTTTGCCTCCGTCCGCGTCACCCGGATGGTGCTGTGCGGGCGCATCACTGCCGCTTGGCCGCCCTGGATTTTCCACTCGCTGCCCTGTAGGAACTCCGCCTTCATCAGCGTGCCGGTTATGTCTACGTTCGTCTGCACAGATTGCAGAGACGTGCCGATCTCGACATCCTGATCGGCGGGGTCGTCCCGCCGGCCCTGGTCCTCATAGGTGACAAGCAGGCGGACTGTGCCGCCACTCTGCACCTCGGGGACCACCCGCATGACGACAGCCGTAGGAACCTGAGCGTGCAGGTCGCCCCAGTGCGGCACGCCCGGGGCGTTGACGGCGTTAATGAGTTGCTGAACGCCCGTACCCCGCACGTTCTCAAGGTAAATCGCCTCTGTGAACGTCCACCCCTGGGCCGTCACCTCGGCGGCGTGGCCCTCAAGGCGATTGCGCCTAACGGTTGCTGCCATGTCAGTTCATGCCCCCGGCGTTTTTGATAGCCTCAAGCGCCAGGTTTGTTTTGATAGCCTCTTGCAGCTGGCGCTCCTGTTTTTGCAGAGCCGGGTCCCGCATCCCCATGCCGCCGAGGCCGCGGATATCGAGCAGGCTGGATTTGAGCACGCGGAACTCGCCAGGGTCCATGCGCTGGCGCACTTCGGTGTCCGTCCGCAGCTCGTCGTACCGCTTGCTCAGCGCCGCAATCATCTCGGCCTTGCCCAGCATCCCTGCCTTGACGGCTCCCTCAAGCTGGTCGCGGAATTCCTTGAAGCTCTCGACGGGCGTCTTGAGGGATTCGCGAACCTGTCCGGCAAAGTCGGCAATGCGCTTGGCGTCAGCCGCGCGCTTCTGGAACATGCTATACTGGATTTGCTCCCATTGCGCGCCGCGCTCCTTGGCGGCCTGCACCTCGGCCAGTTTCGCCCGCAGGGCGTCGAGGTATCCTAGTTGTGCGCTGCTGGCGCCGGCCAGGGCGAGCTTTGTTCGCTCCCATTCCTCGGCGGTCATTTGGGCAGCGCGGAGTTGGTCAATCAGCCGGCCCGTCACCTTGCCAATGGTGGGTTCTAGGGCGGCGTAGCCGGCCTGCTGCTTGATAATCGCGGCTGCCTGGGCATCTTCACCCTTGGCTATTGCCAGGTTCAAATCGCGCACCTTGGCGAGCGCCGACTCGATGGCCGGATGGAACTTGGGTTCTGGGCGCTTTATCTCGCGACCGGCCCCGGCCTCCGCTGGCGCAGGCGCCAAGAGGCCGACTGCCGTCCATTGCTTTATGGCCTCGCGCCCAAATTGGGTTGCCAATCCAGCGAGTTCTCGCCATAGTGGCAGAAAGCCCGCGCCCAGCTTTTCGCCAACGTCCCCCAACTCATTCTTAACTTGCGCCAATGACCCGGCGGTCGTTTTGATCTGTACTCGCGCCTGCTCCCAGCCCCCCGCAGCAAGCTTCTGGACGATAGCCAGCTTTTTCGTCACGTCCGTTGTCTTGCGCAGCGCGGGAATATACCGCTGCAACATCGTAAACTCGCCCTGGGTTGCCAAAATGCTGTAGCGCAGGGCGGTATTCAAATCCATGTTTAGCGCCGTCGCCAGCCCGATGGCATCTTGCGTTGTCTGCTTCATGTTGCCGGCGGTAACGCCGAGGTTCGTCGCCTGGGTCATCAGGCCAAGAACGAATTCGTCGCCATAGATCGTGTTGCGCTGAACCTCTGCTGCCAGAGATTTCATGGCCGCCTCGTGGTCCCCGAAACCCTGGCCGGTTGCCGCCAGGGCGGCCTGAAGTGCCTGCTCGGCTTTCTCTTGCTCCATGGCCAGGCTGGCCAATTGCTTTATGCCGCCAACAAGGGCGCCGAGGCCAAGGCCGATACCCAGAGTGCCGAGCGCCGTACGGGCCAGACTGGTTGCCCGCCTAAAGTGGTTGATGCTTTTAGTCGAGGCGCGCATCTTCTTATCGAAGACTGCCGTCTGCGCCTTGAGATTCACCAGTAGTGTTCCGACAACAGCCATGGCTATTCCGTTTTCTTTGCGGGTGCGGGTTTTGACATGGCGGCAAGCATCAGCATCTTGTGCCTGTGGGCGCGCCGGTGGTCAGATTCGTCGGCCGTCGCGGCGGTCTCGAAATCAAACATGAAGTCCCGCGGGCGGAATGGCCGCTTGCCTTTTGCAAGGTGGGCATTGGCCCAGGTACAGATTGCCGAGGCGATGCGCAGGTCGGCGCGCTCTTCGCCGAACGGCTCCAGCCATGAATAGGCCAGCCACTCGGCAAGTTGAGCGCCGGTCAGAATCTGATTCAGGTGGTCCGGGTGCGGGCAGCCAAGGGCGAGGCTCAGGCGGAAGCAGAATCGTCGCCACTGGCCGCCCCGGAGTTTTTTGCCAACTCCCGAATGTCCCGGCGGGTGATGTGATTCAGCCGGTCGGCGGCGTCAAAGATGCGGTCCAGCGGGGCGCAGGATTTCGCCGAGAGCGCCGGAATGTCTGCCTCAGCGAAGAGGGACTTGCCAGATTCATCCACCACCACGCTGACAGCCAGCCGCGCGCGGATGGACTTCTCTGCCTGTCGCTCGCGGCCCTCAACAACGGCCAATTCCCACAAGTCGCGCTCCTGGCCTGTCAGGGTGCGGACATAGACATACCCGCCCCACTCCGGCAGGTCCACGCGCTCGCGCGGCAGGTCGTCAGCATTCAGGATGTCGTCCCGATTCAGCGCCTTCATACAATCTCCCTTCTCAGCTACTCGCTGGCTATGCCGTTGTCACAGTTAGCGCGCCGTCAAGCTTGAAGGTGATGGACCCGTCAATCTTGTCGCCCATCGACCCGCCCGGCGCGATATCCGTAATGATGGCGTTGGCGGAATACGTCCAGGTGTTGGACGTGCCGTTTTGCCACTCAATCAGGAACGCGCCGGCCGTATTGGCCGCCATGTCCGTAATGAGCGTGTTGTGGATTGCCAAGTCAGGATTCCAGTTAACATCGAGGGACACCTCGCCGGGGTCCAGGGCCTTCGCGCCGAGGAATCCCGCAACGCTGGTGTCCAGGTCCGAGATGTTCGCAACGTCGCGGTGAAGGCTGGGTCCGTTAAATCCCGTTACGCCCGAAATCGCGGTCGCCCGCCATTTGAAGACTGTCCCGTCAGCAATGTCGCCGGCCATGTTTGTCTAGCTCCGAAAACTGGTGTGCTTACTCGAAGTGCTGAATCACGAAGTCCTGCCGAACGCCATAGACGCGCTCGGAATCCATGCCTACCGAAAGGTCGATCATGTCCCCCTCGTCCTCGATGCGTATCCAGCCGATATAGAGACCGTCAACTTCGCCGGTGTAGTCGTCCAGGGCATTCCGCACGGCATCGGCCAGCGTCTTGGCGCCCGAGTATGTATCCGCCCATGACACGATCTGCATGCGCGGCGTGGCGATGCCCGCGGTCCCAGTCAGAGAGGATACCCGCGGCGTACTGATTCGCTCGTACACAATGCAGGGCAAGAGGCTGTCCTGCGGAATGGCCTGCGGATAGACCCGGCAGCGCGTCGAGGTGCAAATGTCCGTGGCGGCGTCCGCCGCGAAGGCAAACCACTCCACCGGCCGGGCTGTCGGAATGCAGGTGTGGGTTCCGCTGCCCGCGTCCGTAATGTCGATCTTGGCGGTGTTCGCCGTGGCGTTTGCCGCCGTCGGGTGCAGGCTGATGGTGGTGCCCAGCAGAACGCGGGCATAGTAGGTCGTGGCTACTGCCAGAGGCGCCGGCAGGTCGGCCAGGGTGGTGGTCAGCGTTACCGCATCGGCGGTCGTCAGGCCATGGGTAGACAGAATCGCCTTGGCCGCAATATCGCTGGCCAGAATGCTATAGATTGCCTGCTCGATAGCCATCTAGCAGCCAGCCCCCAGCATCATGGCGCTTCCCGGGTGGGCGTGCGTGTTAAACGTGGTCGCGTTATTGACCCCATTGTTCGCCCCCGCAGCGCTGCCGTTGTCCACGTTCGCGTCCCCGTGACAATGGACAATTTGTACCGGATCGAAGTTTGCCACATCAGCACCGGCCAGGCAGACGATATGCACCACGTTATCGGCGGTGGCCGAATGGGCAATGTTGGCAAAGTCCAGCGTGGTGCCGGAGCTTTGCAGATAACATGATTCGAGCTGGATTTCGTTCGCAAGGTTCGCGGCGTTGCCGTCAGCCAGCCCGCCGATGGCAATGACCCCCTCGCCGCACGTGAGAATGCCGTTGATGTTGTTCGCGGCGGTATCACCCAAGACCACATCGCCGGCCACGAGCCTATTGCCAGCCATGTCCACCGTGCCGTTGCCCGCGGCCACGGCCATGATGGTTAGTGTCTCGGCAGTGTCGAACGCCCAGGCGCCGGTTGCGGTGAGCGTTCCGGCCGCATCGGGCATGATGCTCACCGGCGCACCGCTGACAGTAACCGCGCCCTGCGTTCGGCCATCCGTGATTCCATACCAGCAAATACTGCCGGTCCCTGCGGTGAATGCGCCTGTCCCGCTTACCCAGAAGTCGTTCCCGGCCTCGGCGGCGACGTAAAGAACCTGATTGCCGAGGGCAACCGTGCCCGCGCCATGCGTGAACTTCTTGCAGTATACATCGCCGGTCAGCGTGCTCGTGACGCCTGTGTCGGCAAGAAACAAATCGGCCACCGCCGGCACTGCGGCAATCACCACACTTCCCGTAGCGGTCTGCGTGAGCTGCCCCGTGTGGCTGTTCGTTCCGCCGCTGATGTTGATGGCGCCGCCAACATCGATGGCGCCGCTGCCAGCCAGCGTGCCGTTCGGCATAGCGAACGCATCACAGGCGACATCGTTAGCGCCCGTGTCGAACTTCACCCCCGCAGCATTAGCAAGGGTCAGAGCCCCGCAGGCCATGTCGTCCTGAAGAATGAAAGACGCGACGCCGGCATTGTTGACCTGAATGTCAGGCAGTGCAGCCGCATTGGTGGTCAGGGTCGGCGCCCCCGCCGCGCCATCCTGCACAATAGAGCCCGTGTATCCCGTAAACGCGGTGCCGGCAACTGTGGTAATATCCACCGCAATGGATATGTTCGCGGCCCCGGCAAATGTTCCATCTAGCCGGGCTGAGCCGTCCACGTCAACGGCGTTGTCAACGGTAAGCACGTTCACATAGCCCAGCATGTCCAGCGAGCCAAGGGCATTAGTCGCCCCGTCAACGGCAACGGCGCCGCTGGCCGCGACAAACAACACATCATCCCCGCCTGCCGGCGGGCCGCTGCTGTCTGCATTGCCCGGCGCGGACTCCCACGTCCCCGCCGCAGACCAGTTGCCCCCCGCACCCACTGCGTATTGATTCGCCATCGCTTACGGCTCCGGCTCGGCATGAACGACAGGATCGGCGGCGCTGTCCGTGACGCACAGGCGGACCTGGACCAGGGCGTTCCCGCCGGGCCGGCTGTTGGCAACCCACGGCCCCAATGTGGCCACGGCCTTGCCGTCCACGCGCAGCACCACGTCAGCGACTGCCCCGTCCGGCAAATGGGCGCTGGTATACTCCGTGCTCCCCCTGATTCGCAGGCGCTCGAGGCACTTGCCCGGAATCGGCTCGCCAGCCTCGGTCAGCGCGGGTATCTGTACAATCTCCCGCACGATCTCGGGCGCGGGCTGTTTCTCGGCGACAGTCACTCGTGTAACAGGCATCGGCTAGACCTTTACGGCGGCATAGATCACAATGCCGTCCCAATCGTTTGTCGCGGCCAGCGTGGCCTGGAGCTTCTTATTCGTTGAGCACTTTACCCAAGGCGCCTTCGGCTTTGCCATCGGCAGAACCCACCCGCCATTCGCCCCGACCGGCATGATTCCCGACTGGCTTGTCGGCGTGTCATCCAGCAGCAATACCGTGCCCTGGGCATCGGCCGTGCCAATCATGCCGTAGACCCATAGTTGGGTATTCGCCCCCGGTGCGGCCGCGATGTCGCGCGTGTCGTTCTTGGCCAGGTTCATGGCGGCGGCCACGTAGACGGGGCCTGGTGCGTCTTGCTCGCCTGCATAGACGGCGCAGGTAGACGTGTAGCCCGTGCCGGTCACAAGGCCGACGCTGGTAACGTCTGAGGGAATCAGGATGCGCGAGAACGGCGCGATCATGGCTACCGTGGTCTTGAGCGCCTTTATTTGCGTCTCGGTGCCGGTGAGCGTGGCATCGGCCTCGGCATTGTAGGCGCCCACGAAGATGTTTGACCCGCCCGTGTTGCCAATCGTCCAGGGCTGCCCGGTGACAATCTGGGGCTGGCGGACAAAGATGGCCGTGGTGGTGACAGAATACTCAAGATTGTAGGTCTCTAGTGCCATATCAGTTCCTCTTGGCCTCGGGCCCTGTGCTTAAACGCCACGCCACACGTGTATCTCAACCGGCCCCTTGCCGAAGTCGTCAATTTGCTGCCAGATCACCTTCATGGTTTTCTGAAGCGCTATGCGCGCGGTATCGTCAAAGGCGGCTCGCATGATCGGAATGGGGCGGCTAACCTTTTCTTTTGACGCCCCGCGCCCAGGGCCGGCGTGCCCGAACTCAATCGCAACCGGCAGGAAATATCGCCGATGAATTAGCGCGGCCCCCCGAACCCGCCCCTTTTTGGTGGTCTTCACAAAAAGCCCCTTGGTATAATAGATCAGCTCATCGGTGCTCTTGTAGAGCACATTGGCCCCGGCCATGCCCTTGCGCTTCTTCTTCTGGGCGCGGACAACAGTTGCCCTGGCGATTGCCCCTCCTAAGCTGCCGCCAAGCCTCGCCGCCGCATTAGCCTTGACGCCGGCCTGTATGATTTTCGCGCCTGCCCGCAAGCCCTTGCGGGCAATGTTCCCGCCGGCCTTGCGCCCCAGCGCCACGAGCTTGCGCTCCAACTCCTTTGCCCCCCGAAGCTGAATGGTCGTACCCGCCGCCATTACGTCACCGTCTCCCTGACCAGCACGTCAAGCTCGGCCCCCCGCTCGCCGGGATTGTCCACGCGCACGACCTCAAAGACGCGGGTGCCAAATAGAAGTCGATTTCTAGGCGTCATGGCTCGGTATCGTAGGCGCACGCGGTGACTGGCCTGCGCCTGGATTGCGTCGCCGACAAGTCGCTCTTCGCCAGTCAGCGGCTCGATAGAGCCCCATACCGTGGCGTCCGTGGCCCAGGTATCGGCAATCTCCCCGTAGGCGTTGGCCGCCTGGGCGCGGGATTGGACGGCGATGCGATGTCTTAGCTTGCCGGCGAGCATGAGTTCTACTCTGGACAGGGGTCTGCGGGAATTCGCTCTAGCGTGACCCCTACAAGCGGCAGTAGCCCGCCCTTCGGGATCGGAGGCAAATCGGGCGAGTCAAAAACAATCTCTATGTAATCATGGGCCAGATTGAATCGCACGTCCAGAATCTTTGCATCACGATAGCCGCCGATTATTCGATACGGGCCGCAGACGCCGGGCGATATCCAATGGACAAGCCACTCTGGCGAAACCCGCATGATTGCTCTGCATACCCAAACGTCCGGATTCTCACTAAAGTTCATGTTCCCTTCTCCTTGTGCTTACCGGCTTGCATCAGGCGTGTACCCCCCGCAGGGTCAGGCAGCGGTCAATCCGGGCAAGGGCCTTGTCCTTTCCCAGCAGCATCAGCGTCTCGACGATCCCCGGGCTGACGGTAGTGCCCGCCACGGCCACGCGGATCGGCTGGGCGACCTTGCCCATGCCGACCTGCTTGTCGCGGCAGATGCGCTCGATCAGGGCGTGCAGGGCGTCTTTGTTCCACTCGCACCCGGCCAGGGCGCCCCGCAGCTCGGCGAGCATGGCGAAGCCGGCGCCGTCGGCCTTGGCGAGCACCTTCGCAACGGCCTGGGCGTCGTAGTCGAAGGCGTCGTCGGCGATGAATAGCACGCCGGCCCTGACGACGATATCGGCAAAAGTCCGCAACCCCCTGTTGGCCCGAAGGAGGGCGACGAGCAAGGCATCATCGCCGGCGGGAATCGGGGTGTCGTTAAGAGACAGGAAGTCCTTGAAGGCCGCCAGCAGACGGCTCGGCGTTGCGGCTGCTATAGCGGTGGTATTCGCGGCCAGTAGCTTGGCGCCGTCGAACCGAGCATTGGCTTTGCGGATTCGGGCAATCGAAAAGGCGGCGATCATCTTGTGAATGGCAAACATCAGCCGTGAGCCTCCGGCATCTTATTCTGCCAAAGCAATGTTTCGACGGCCAGCGGCACCTTCCGCAAGGCAAGCTCGGTTGTCGCTTCGCGGTTTTCGTACAGATGTCCGACCAGTAACTTTATGCCTGCCCGAATACCCTCGGGAATCTCGCCGACGAAATGCGTCCCCGTACCGTCGTCCGTCAGGCTGATTGCAGCACCGCCGGCAGCCGCCGCCAGCTTAAGAGTCGCGCCGGCCACGTCGCGGACATGGTAATTCGTCGTGATAGCCAGCGGGCTCGGCAAGTCACCTTCGGTCGTCGTCAGCCGCACGATATCGGCGTCCGTGTAGGTTCGCCCGCTACAAGTCAGAATATCGGATGCAAAGGTTGATGCGGCCGGGCAGGCATAGCCGGCGATGTACGTCACCCACACGGCATCCGTCACTCCCCGTGGCGTGGGCCAGGAATAGCCATAGGCCTCCTCGATGTACGCGGGCTCGTCGTGGCTGCGCACGGAATAGGTGGCGGCGGCCACGGTCTGGGTCACGCCGTCTGTGTCCACATACTGGACCGGCGTCGCAGCGGCGAGCTGGGCGAATGGCGGCCGGGGCAGCACGATGCGAGCGGGGAATGCGTCCATGTACAGTTTGTACGTGGCAACGACAAGCTGCCGGCGGGTCACGCGCTCCGCATATTCCCGCGCCGCGGCAATCAGACTGCCAATCAGCGTGTCATCCGTGCTATGGCTGACGCGCAGATGGCTTTTCGCCTCAGTTACGGAAATCGGCTCGGCGGTCGGGCCTATTGTCTGGACAAGCGCCATGGGCAGTGTTCCCGATCAGTTGCTACAGATGACTTCCTAGGGGTTCGTGCCGGGCGGCCACGGGCGCGGCGTATATGGTACGGGCGGCGGCATAGGGCAATGGTCCTGGACGGATACCCAGCCGGCGCCCCCGCAGCCATGACAAGGTCGGCCACCGATACCGTCAGGCATGGTCGTGTTGTCGGAAACGATGTTCTCTACACTGCCCGTGCCCTGGCAGATTGGACAGACTTCAGCGTGTGCCATTACTCGCCCTCCGGCTCCGGCTTCGGGTGCTTCCGCGGCCGTCCGCGCTTCCGCTTCGGCTTGCCCGTCCGCATCACTGCCGCCTCGGATGCCTCGGGCGCCTCGGCGGTCTCGACTGTCGGGGCTGCCTCTGCGGGCGGGCCTGGCGACGGAATCTGCTCTGCCACGCCCCGGCGTATCAGAAACTCGCCGTATCCTTCCGCCGCTTCCATCTCGTGGCCCTTGGGCCATGGGCCCGTTGCCAATGTCAGCTTCACCCAAATCATGCGTTCTCCCTTCTCTCAATTGCCCCCATGATTCGATATTCGCTCATCGCCAAACATCCTCGGGCTTGCCCTTTGCGTGATACTCGGCGCAGTGCTGGTGGATTGTGGTCAGGTCCAGGTTCGGCCATGCAATCATCAGCTCGCAATGGCCGACAACGACATGATTGGCCAGGAACAGCGTCTTGCCGCATTCCCGCCAGTGGTCCCAGAAGTAAATGTCGGGGTCTTTGCGGAACTCTCCCCAGCGATTGCCCGTGCCCGGCACGCCGAGAAACCACGGGTGCGGAACGTCCAGCAGAGCCTTGACCCGCAGCAGCGTGAGGCCAAAATGCGCCGTGCGGATCGGCGCCAACGATGGCTCAAACATTTCCCATTGAACTTGCTTGCGGTTCCGGTCGCCGGTCTCGTCCGCAATCGTCAATAGCGGGTATGGCGTTTCTCGCTTGGACTGCACTGCGGCAATGGCGTCAGCCTCGGGGTGCTCCAGCATCAGGCGCATCAGCACCCCAACGTCGTCCTTGTCGAAGATCGTGTCATAGTCTATCGTCAGAACGGCGTCGAGTTCCGACTCCTTTGTCACGTCCTCTATGCACCGCTCAAGGCACTGGCCCCAGAAGGCGCCTGTAACCTTTTTGAACGGTATCCGCTGCGCAGACAGGGCCTGGAAGGCGCAGCCGAACATATCCATGAAGCCCAGCCGCGGCGTGGACATGACGGCCGCGACGCGCAGCCGTTCGGCAATGTCCGGTATCGCCACATCGGGCGGCGGCTTGATGCCCTTGAGATTCAGGGATACCGGCAGGGCCGCGCAGTCGCGAACCTCAGACTCCCATGTTTGGATGTCAATGAGTCCGGCCCTGGACATCAGCGCCCAGAGCTTCCGCCGGTTAAAGCCGGCGTAGTGGAAATCGTTCTCGTCCGTCTGGCCGCCGAACAGGTAGCCCTCGATGGGCTCGGTATTGCCGGGCCGGTTGTAGGCGTCGAGAATGTAATTCAGGCTCGGCACGGCGACCCTGAGCACGCCGCCCGGCTTCAGCGCCCGCACCCAATCAGTAAGCACCGCCTGTGTCTTGCCGTGGCCGAAGTGCTCCAGAACGTGCGAGGCCCTGATTTCGTCCACCGAGTTGTCCGGCCAAGCCAGCGGATAGGCCTCCTGCCCCGCCCGCCGGTCTACCAGTTGGTAGCCGGGTATCGGTCGCTCGCCGCCGCCGATGTCCAGCTTGATAGCCGGGGATTCCGGTATCTCGGCGACCTCCGCTGGCGCTCCTTTCTCGTCACTCACCCAATTCTCCCTTCTCTGTTGCCTCTGCTACTGGCCGGCAGTCAGCGAGGCAGTCATACTCAATCTGAACGATTTCGCCGACCCTGTAGCAAATGCGAATTGCGTAGCACCCGCGGGAAGGGTCAATGACCACTTCTTCCCATTTGCCGCCATACTTAAACCGAACCGCCTCTGGCCAGCCCTTGACCACTCGGAGCATTAGATGTTGCCGCCTTTCTCTAGCCCCTTTTTCTCTTCGGACTTCTCGCCCTTGGCAAAGCCGCGGCACGCTTGAATGCAATCCGGGGCATCTGTCAGCTTCCACATAAACGCCCGCTTCCAGCCGGCCGACAATAGCATCGTGCCCACCAGTTGCAGCGTCGGAACCCACCAGTTGGTGGGATTTTGGGCATACTGGTCCGTCGGGTAGAATTCCATGACGGGCTGCTGTTTGGGATAGCCGCACCCAAGGCCACCATGATACGGGCTGAAGTCATCGCAAATGGCCGACTCGACGTAGATGTCGCCGCCACAGACGCTGCTCAGGTGGTCCAGGGCGAATAGGGGGTAGCGACAGTGGTAAAGCGTGCCCAGGAAGAACACCATGTCGAAGCGGCCTAGGCGCTCTTCCGTCACCTCATAGGCGGACATGTTGATCCGCTTGCAACGGTCGTTGCCATAGCCGAGTGCGTCGCGGCATAAGTCGAATGTCTGCCAGCCGTCGCCGGGCCGAAAGTTGGTGATGTCTGAGAAGTCGTCTATCGCGACCACCTCCCGGGCGCCCCGCTTCAGGGCCTCAAACGTCCAGTACCCATCCCATGCGCCAACGTCCAGAATCCGCAGGCCCGACAGGTCCATGGGAATCCGGTATATATTGGGTGCCACAGGCTGATTACCCGGCGTCACGATCCCGCCCGGCAATTTGATCCTGTGATACCAGAACGGTATCGCGTCCACTGCGTCTTTGAGCTTCTGCTGTGCCGGCGTCAATTCCGGCGCTACTTCATCGCTCACAATCCTGTCTCCCTTCTCGTCTGCTAGGCTGGACCGCCGGCAAGTCGCATACAATGGAATGGTCGCCGCACGCCCGCACTGAATTGCTCGGCCGCCCCCAGCGCCCTGCGCAAGCGGACCTTGGGCTCCATCGCGGCCGTGGCGTACATGGCACCAAGAGCAATCTCCGCTCCGCAGCCTATTGCGTCATAGGGCAATACGGACTCGCCGACCTGCAAATCGCTCTCGATACGATAGAGACGGGCGGCGGCGCCGACCAAAAAGAACCCGCCCTCCTCAACACCATTTTCAATCTTCAGGAAGCCGCCAGCCTTCAGGCACGTGCGAAGCGCATCGACGAATGCCGTACACATGAATTTGTGCGTTGGCCCGGCACCATTGAATCGCGGGGGCTGGAATGCGTGCTGAATCAGTTGGCCCATGCGGAATGAGCCGGTAATGCCGATGGCATACTGACCGACACGAAATACCTTGGCGTCCTTGCGAACCATAAGCCCCAAGCCCGCAACTCCCGCGCTGTCGGCTCCCAGCCATACGGCCCTGTCCTTCTGGGCCACGAGGCCCACAATGCAGGTCATTCAATTGTCCCCTTCTCATGTACTAGGATGCGCCGTTGGCCAGCTATGCCTTCTGGCCCGCATCGCCCTGGCCTGCGCCTGCGGGCTCCTTCGTCTCTGCCCCGGCCCGCGCCGTTACGATATAGTCGCGCGCCGTGATGTATCCGGCGATTCGCTCCAGGCAGGCTGCGGCCAG